AGAAGAAGCTACAAAGGAGGTGCAGTAATGAGCCAAGCTAAAGAGCAATTTGAACGTATCCAATGGGAAATAGATTCTAACCTCAACGAAATACAGAGGTTAGAGTCTGTAAAAGATCAGGCCATTGCAGGAATTAAGCAAGACCTGCAAGAACTTTATAATCACATTTTGCAACAACAAAAGGAGGAGCAAAATGGCAATTAATCCATATTTTGAAAGTGCTATGAAAAATGTAGCATCAAGTATGTATACAAAAGATGATCCATACTTTGATAAAAATCATCCATATCATAAATTAACTAAACATTTAGCAGCAGCATATGGATCAGATGTTCATTACAAAAGAATAGCAAAAGAAAGACGTATTAAATTAATTAAGTACACTGCAATTAGTTTATTAATATTTATTGCAGGTTTTATTTTAGGAGTTTATTTATAATGGAAGATTATAGAAAAATTTATACTACACCTGTATGCGACTGGATTGAACCACCTCCAGTTCGCAAAATGAAAGTAGTCTACAGGTTGCAATTATTTGTGTTTGGTTTATCATGTTTTGGACTAGGATTTTTATTAGGGAGTGTATTGTGAAACAGTTAGCTAAAATACAACAACAATTAAAAGCACCAAAAGGCCAATACAATAAGTTTGGTAACTATAAATATCGAAGCTGTGAGGATATTTTAGAAGCCGTAAAACCGTTACTTGGGGAGTGTACTCTTACACTCTCCGATGAGGTTAAAGAAATCGGTGGTATTCCATATGTAGAAGCTAATGCAACTTTGAAAAGTTCTGATGGTGAAATCACTGTGTTTGCTCAGGCAGGTATCAATCCAAATCGTAAAGGCATGGACATAGCACAGTCTTTTGGTAGTTCAAGCAGCTATGCTCGTAAATATGCGTTAGCAGGTTTGTTTTTATTAGACGATACTAAAGATGCTGATACGCAAGATAACACAGAAGAAAATAAACCACCAACAAAGAAACGTATTCAAGAGATTGAAAAAGAATTAGCCGAAGCTTATAAAGAGGGTACTCTTAACGATAAGTTTTTTTCATTAACACCTGTTGAACAGGAATCAGTTAGAGAGTATGCAAATGTCCTCAAGTTCGGATCATCTCAAGGATAGTAGGCGGTTAGGTCTGGTCACTGCTAGCAATGCCTATGCAGTGATCCATGATCGTAAAAAGCTGTGGAGACAAATGACCTACCGTGAACCACCTTTTTCAGGGAATGATGCTACCGAGTACGGTAAGCACCATGAGCATATTGCATTATCAGCATTAGAAAAAGAACTAGGTGAAATCTTAGAACCTGGTAATAAGTTTATTGCTCATCCTGAATTACCATTGGGAGGTAGCCCAGATTTTTTTTACAATGGTTGCCCTGGTGAAATAAAATGTCCTTACACCCAGAAAGTTTATCCAAGTATTCCAGATCGTTATTTCTATCAATGCCAAGTACAAATGGCCATCACAAATACGGTAAAAAATTATTTCTACATTTGGACACCAGAGGAAACTAAATTACAAGTTATTCCGTTTTCAAAAGAATTTATGACATGGTATTTGCCATTCGTTCTTGAGTTTATGGAGTATGTGAGAACCGACCAAGAACCACCACGGTTCAGTCGGAAACCTTTATTTAAAATAGGAGATTAGTATGGCAGAGTATAACGATTTAAATCGTGTAGCAATTTTTCCAGTTAAGGAAAAAACAAATGAGAAAGGCCCTGACTTTACAGGTAACTTAGATGTAGCAGGTATTAAGTTTAGAATTAGTTTGTGGAAGACAGAAGCTAAATCTGGCATGAAGTATTTATCAGGATCTATACAGAAGGCAGATGAGGAAAGAAGTGCACCTGCTAAAGAAGGTGCTGAAGTAGAGGACATCCCTTTTTAAGATGTCCTCTTTTTACATTTACTTATTGCAAACGTACATGGTTACTTCAAAACCAAAACGCATTTCTGTTGCACTAGGTGTTGTCCACATAATTATGTCTCCTTTCATTAGTTTTTGTAAGCTTACAACCATAATTATACACCTAGTGTTACAATTTATTAACAATAAGGAATTAGTTTATGGTAAGTAAAATCTTGAGTTTTTTTGTATTATTGATAATATTATTTTTATTAGTTGGTATTGGTATTCAGTATTACATTACACAGCCAACTGAACCAGATAGTTTAGTTTGTCATAAAGGCAAATTATTGGCACAGGTTGAGGGTGAAGGAGCTGTTTATACACGGATTAAAAAGTTCTCCTGTGATTATGAAAAAGGTATGTTAATTATTGAGGAGCAATCATGAAAGATATGATAAACCCTGATCATTACAAGGTCGGTGGTATCGAAACTATTGACGTGATTAAAGCCAAGCTTGGTGATAATTACAGGCATTATGTTAAAGGTAATCTCATGAAGTATTCTGAACGACTAGGCAATAAAGATGATTGGTCGCAAGAACTTCGTAAGATTGCTTGGTACGCATTAGACTTAGCTGATGAATTAGATAGAAAAAAATCTTCACCAGTGATTGATGAAGAATGGATTGACGATCCACTGCATGACGAAGATTAAAACTTTTGGGCAGGTGTGCCACAAGTGTAAACAGCCTGCAAACACATATGACAAGAAGAAATGGTGGTGTGGTCGAGACTTGTCAGCACACGGAATATGTAAGAATGACAACAAAAAGAATAGCGATTGAGGGTGAGTGGTTTACTATTCAATTTTTTAAAGAAGGTGATGGAAGTATTAGAGTTGAAATGGTGCATGATATAAAAGGTAAATTTTATAAAATGTATCCTGATAACAAAATTACTTTTGAGGAGAGTTAAATGACAATCAACGAACTTTTAAAAGAAATGAAAAAATCATTTCCAAATATGGAATATAAAGCAATATCAAAAGAAGGCCTAGTATTTAAATCAAAAGGATGGGTTGAATATGAAAATGAAAAAAACATTGCACGTCACAGAAAAGGGTAATTACATACAGGTTGCTTTAGCTATGTTATCTAATTTAGATGAAGGTATATACGACATGATCATTATGGATAAAGAATATGCTAGAAGCCATGACCAAAACAGTTTGCTATGGGGTGTTATTTATAAAGGTTTATCTGATACCACTGGCTATACTATTGAGGAGCTTCACGACATTTTGCGACTAAAGTTTGACCTCAAAACCGAAGATGGTAAATTATTATCTACTGCAACATTAACTAAGTCAGAGTTTAATGATTACATAGATAAGATTATTAATTGGTCAAGATCATTAGGAATACAAGTTGAAAAAAAGTGAAAAAGAATGGATGGATAAGCTTGTTCAATTTGGATGTGTGGTTTGTAAAAAATATTATCATGCTTACACAGAACCATGTATTCACCATATTAGAGAAGGCATGGGCATTGGACAACGCAATAGCACGGAAAATTGTTTACCGTTATGTCACACTCATCATCAAGGTGAACACGGCTTTGGTTTCCACAGTGGAAAGAAGACGTGGATAGAAAAGTATGGTACGGAACATGAATTATTAGAATGGTTAAAGGAGAGAATGTGAATAAAATAGAATTTGGTAATTGTTTAGAAATAATGCAACGATGGATAGATGAAGGTGTAAAAGTTAATACTTGTGTTACATCACCGCCTTATTATGGATTAAGAGATTATGGAACTGCTACATGGGTAGGTGGTGATAAAAATTGTAATCACTGGAGAGATAGCCATACATCAGAAAGAACAACTACTGGACAAAAAAATTCAGTAAAACATGGTGGAATTGCTGATAGTATTTACAAATCTGTTTGTAAAAAATGTGGTGCAATTAGGCAAGATCAACAATTAGGATTGGAAGAAACTCCAAAACAATATGTAGATAGCATGGTAAGAGTATTTAGATTAGTTCGTGAGTTATTAACAGATGATGGAACATTGTGGGTAAATATTGGTGATAGTTATTCAAGCGGAGGAAGAACATCAACAACAAATCAATCATTAAGAGGTAATACAAAATATGGTGTAACAAGACCACCAGTAGTTGAAGGTATAAAGCAAAAAGATTTAATTGGAATACCTTGGATGTTAGCATTTGCATTACGAGAAGATGGTTGGTATTTAAGACAAGATATTATTTGGCATAAACCTAATCCAATGCCTGAGTCTGTAAAAGATAGATGCACTAAATCACATGAATATATATTCTTGTTATCTAAATCGCCAAAATATTATTTTGATAACGAAGCCATAAAAGAAGATGCTGTAACACCTGCTGGAACTAAAGGTGCAAAAGGCAGTGTTGAAAGACAACAACAAAAAGGTGTAAACGCAAGACCGCCTGAATATGCAGTTTATAATGGAAAAAGAAATAAGCGTGATGTATGGTCTGTAACTGTAAAACCATTTAAAGGGGCACATTTTGCTACATACCCTGTTGACTTAATAGAACCATGTATAAAAGCAGGATGTCCAGATGGTGGTATAGTGCTAGACCCATTCATGGGTTCTGCTACAACTGCACAAGTAGCAATAGCAAATAATAAACAATATTTAGGATGTGAGCTAAATACTGAATATAAACATTTACAAGATCAACGTATAGGAATGATTTAATGTTTGAATATGTACTTGTGGTTTATTGGACAATGCAGACACCTGAGTATCAAGGGCACTTTGAATCATGTAGTCATGCTACCCAGTGGTGTCAACAACATTGTGAAGGTGCAGAATATACTAGCTGTTTGCATGAAGATTATATTTATATGCCAAAAGATTTTATTAAAAAGGAGATAAAATTATGAGAAGATTACCAGAGTTAAAAGGTGCACAACTCTACAGATACTATGACAAAGATGATAATTTGTTATATGTCGGAATGTCTAGTAATGCACTTAGAAGAGTTAAGGAGCATCAAAAAGATAAAGAGTGGTATTGGGATATTGTAAAGATAACCATAGAAAATTTTGATATGCACCATGAATTAGTCGAAGCTGAAAAAGAAGCAATAGCTAAAGAACAGCCTAGATATAATATAACTCCATACGAAGTAAAAGAAGGTAAGGTCGTATGGGTATTTGATAAAGAAAAAGAATGGGGATTAGACAATGGGAAAAGGCAGCAGTCCAAGACCGATACCGAACAGAAAACAGTTCGAGGATAATTGGGACAAAATATTTAAGAAAAAAGATGGCAACGAGTCCAACACAACTGACACTAAAAAAACTAAAAAGTGAAGGCTATACCACTGTTCAGATTGTTGAACGATGGAACGCATTTGCTAAAGTCAGACAAGATCTATTTCAAATCATAGATGTATTGGCAGTAAAAGATGGACATACTATTGGCATACAAGTGACAAGCAAAACAAATGTCAATGCAAGAATGAAAAAGATGGAAGATAGTGATCATATTTCAAATCTTAGAGATGCAAATTGGACATTGTTAATACACGGTTGGTTTAAAAATAAATCTAACAAATGGGAGGTAAAAGAAGTTGATATCAGCTAGACAACATCAAAATGCACTCGTACATGATTATATTGTTGGCGGTGTAAAAAAGAAAAGATATCAAGTCATAGATATGATTTTAGATTTTCTTAAAGATGAAAACAAAACAACACCTGAAATAGTAAATCATATACAAATGGAAGAGCAACAATGCCGCAACCTGTTAAGGTTTATGATTAATGCTAATTACATAAGCAATACAGGTAAAAAAAGAGGTGATCATTTTTTATATGAAACTTATAGAGAGTGTGAGTTATCTAAACTATTTGGATATACTCAGGCAGTCATAAATAAAAAATTTAAAATTAAAAGTAAAAAGGTACGCAAGGTAGAAGATGCACCTAATATATCTCACAAATCAAACATAAGAGATGTAACATATAGCAATCATCATTTAAATTCAATTTACTACGCTGACGGAGATTAGAATGAATATAGAGTATTTGATGTATTTATTAGATGAATGGGCTAGATGGATGAAGAGAGATGATCATGGCCTTGGATATCCTAAGCGTTCATTAGGTATAAGTAGTGGTGGTGCATCAGGTAGTTTTGATGAGATGTACGAGAGTAGTGAATTAGAAAAAATAAAAACTGTTGACAGTGTAATACATAGTTTGGATAATGAGCAAGTTAAAGCATTGTACGCTAGATATTTAGGCAGTAAAAAACCTATGTATTACGAACTTAAATTAGAAAAC